TGGCGGAACCAGGAAGACCTGTAGGACCAGTTGGACCAGTGTTGCCGGTGGGACCTGTTACACCCTGCGGGCCAGTTGGGCCCACGATAGACAACATCAGTTGCCCGTTGCCACTTTCTACGATCGGACCGCCATTCGTATCGACGGCTACCCCAATACGATCATAACGGCCTTGACCAAACGTCGTCAGAGCATAAGAAATAATGTTGAACTGATCGCCTAGCGTGCCACCATTGAGGATAAAAAGGACAGACTTTTTATTTGGCGTCAGAATAACATTGGATATAGTGGCAGTTCCATAGTCTATAGTAAAGGTTACACCGGTCAGCGCTTCGCCTTCTGACAACCATCCGCCATAATCAATGGCGAACTGCCGACTATCGCCTACTTTCTGTTGGATAAATCCGAGAGGCATCACAACCTCTCAAATGAAAAGTTGTCCGCTATACGCGTCAACGTATAATTGTCCTTTATACGCACAAAGAGATAATCGTCTTCCGGTTTTTCCACGGGGTTATCAGGACCAGTCAAAAAGGTGATCAGTCGATCGACGATTTCAAAACTGTGCCCTCCGGTGACCTGGAATACCTGCATGATCAGCATCCTATTGCTAACCAATAAAAACTCACAGTACCGGTACCACTATAAGCGGCAAAAGTAGTGGTGCCGCCGACAGTAGCCGTTACATATGACGAATCGCCTTCTCCTTGAGCGAACACAACGAACACATTATGTGGAAATGCCGGGTCATAATGAATTGTATTACCTGTAGTAACACAAGAGTTGAGCCCCCATTGAAATATTAAGTTGTTAAATTGGGCACTTCCTGAAGTACCCGTTATACCAGTAAAATTCACCCCGCCGCCACCAGAACCAGCGGTACCAGTTGGCCCAGTTGGCCCAGCTGCTCCGGTATTTGTTGCAGAGCCAGCTGGACCTGTGTTGCCGGTAGGACCAGTCGGCCCAACGGTACCAGTTGACCCAGTTGACCCGGCTGCCCCAGCTGCTCCAGTATTTGTTGCAGAACCAGGAAGCCCCGTAGAACCGGTAGGACCAGTCAGCCCAACGGTACCAGTCGGTCCAGTTGCCCCAGTATTTGTTGCAGAGCCAGGAAGCCCCGTAGAACCGGTTGGACCAATCGCACCAATTGGACCCGTTGCTCCAGTATTTGTTGCAGAGCCAGGAAGCCCCGTAGAACCGGTTGGACCAGTTGCTCCAGTATTAGCCGCGATCCCACCGGGACCAATTGGACCAGTAATAGAATTACCAGGAGGCCCCACAGATCCCGAAATCCCTTGAGGACCTGTTGGTCCAGTAATTGTACTAGGCGCGCCGGCAGGTCCGGTCAAACCAGTTCCTTGTGGTCCGGTCATTCCTTGCAGACCAGTTGGGCCAATAGGACCGGTAGGTCCCCCCAGCGGGCCTGTAGGTCCTAAGCCGCCGACGACAACCGGATACGCAACAACCTGTGCTGGACCTTGGACATAAGCGACCATGCTAGACCCCGTGGCTCAAATGAAATTCACCGTGCAGGAGTTCAATTATGTTGACGCCTTGCGTCATCCGCAAGGCATGCTTGTATCGACCTGGAACAAGGCCGGGTCCGGTAGCGCCGGTCGCGCCCGTGGTCCCGAGCAGCACAACTGGTTGAACATTCGCGTGCAGGATGAGATTGACGGGATCGTCAACAACGATCAATGAACCAGTAGCACCGCTGGAGACTAACGAAAGACCCGGGTTCGCCGTGGCACCCATCCATGGGTTACCTTCGATGTCCCATTGGAATGTCCCGGTCAACGTCCAATTGGGCCCAGTCGGACCTGTGCAACCGCAAGAGCCTCCAGTGCCAAACTGAAAAGCGTCCAACCAAGTGACATTATCACCTGTCTTGATATCGACGTACGCTGAACTCGATGGACCTTGCTCGTCGTATGCCATGCATCACCACGACGTTGGAGATGGGAACGGCGTGCTAACGCCACCACGTTGTGAATTAGTCCGGAACGTGTTTGGAAAGCGCCATGCTTGCCCCCCGTAAAGATTTGCTCGCTCAGAGGCCACTCGCGCTTGCATGCACCCGTCCCGGAACCGACGCAAATGATACACCGCCTGTGTATCATTCGAATAGCTCTTCGTGGTCTGTGCCATCATCTTGCCAAGCACGCCATCGAGAATTGTCTCGTGATAGACTGGCAAAAGCCAACGTGGCGCATCAGGCAACATATCTTTGGTAGTCGGTTCGACGATTTGTTTGGTGACAATGGCGCGCGCCGTCATGTTGACGTTTTGCGGATAGACGAGCTCGAGTTCCGCTGAAGGCGGATCAAGATGTGGCATGATCGCCGGCATCGTAATGTGATTGCTGTCCCATATCGTTGCCAGCCGCAAGATCATGCCACCATCACGTGGCGTTATACGATAGTGACGGTGGCCACTGAGAATTGGCACGCTGATAATCTCGTACCAGCTGTTGGAGTCCTTGAAGAACTCACGGCAAACATCGTACAGTTGCCCCTTGATACCGGCATCAGAGGCACCAACGAGCTCCGTACGAGCCAAATTCAACAGTCGTTCAACGTCACGATCGTCCATCATGCTTGCGGGCTCCCGGGTCCTTTATTGCCGCCTTGGACCGGCGGCCGCTGGATCCCAATAAGAATGGAATAGAATTGCGAAGTGAACGACGCAGCGCGCTGATCTTGGACGTCTTCGTCGTCGCGCTCGAGGACATGACCGGCGATCCCATAGATAAAGGCCAGCCGGAATTGAGTGTCGATCGGAACTTTCTCACCGCTGACACTGTCAAACCATGGCACGTGGTTACCGTGGCGATAGACGAACAGATCTGCACGCAGGCGTCGGGCTTCGGCCAGGGACGTGTTGAGGGCCGTCAGGATCTCGGAGTCGCTGTAGCGATATGGTTTACGCTTGTCGAGAAGGAGGGTTCGAACCTCGTCGACATATGACTGGACTGAGTCTAAGCGCTCGTCTTCGGGATTGTACGACATAGAAAAGGCTATCCTATTGGTCTGGGATAGCCTAGGGTTTGGGCGTTAAGATTTTATTAGCTAGCCACGCATGTAACGCAGGATAGCCTCTATCTCAAGAATAGTTGCATCAGACTTAAGCCGATTAGCCCGATGCGACAACACAAACACATTTCCCGGCACATACCCAAGATCATTCGTTCGCCGATCCAATGTAGCAGAATTGGTTCGTACTTTACCGTCACCTTTAATATATGCCAATTCCACACCAAGAATTGGGCAGTGGGTTACCCATGTAATATCGTCTATAGTAACTGTGAAAGGAATACCTGCTCTTTTTGCGCGGCCTTTAGCATCACTAAGAAGATGCTGCCGCGGGTTACGCCGCCGAGAATTTTGTTGATATTGCGCATATTGGTCTTTATGGGCCAATCGGTAGAGCCGATCACCTTCCGCCGCGCGCGCGTTAATCGCTTTTTGTTTATCCGGATTGCGAGCGCGCCAATCACGAAGAGCCTGACGACGTTTTTCTGGATCTGCATAGGGCATAGGATATCTCCATTGGTTGACGATATCCAGACCATACAAGAAAAATGGAGGGCTGTCAAGGCCCCCCATTATAAACTTGATATCCAGCTAACTATTTGATATTGTTAACTTGCCGGGGTCACCTGGGCTTGCACGAGTGCCTTACCATCGACCACCTGATATCCATATACCTGGAGCCCACGCAAGATCTGCCCAAATGTCAACTCGGAACGAAGTGTCTCCACCTTGGAAATTTGGCTGGCGAAGGTTAACCCATGGGCATGGCCTGCGAAGATAGGCCATTCCCCGGCGTTGAACTGTGCGCTGTCCGAACTGTTGTTCGGCAGCAAGTTGCTGACGTAGAGAGTGAAACGGTCGATCATACCGAGGCGACCATTCCGAAGCATTGAGACACTGTCACCAGACAGATAAGCCTGACGGAGCTCTGACTGCTTGATCATGCGGCCAGCCCATGCCGGGAAGACGACCCACCGGCCGACCTCCGGAATGTTCTGCTCATCAAGGGCCTGGCCCATACGCATGAGCACGTCCAGGAGCTCCACCTGGCCAGAGCCGGCATTGCGGCCGACCACTGCCAGAGCGGAACCCTGAACACCAAGGTTCAACGATCCAGTGATGACACCGGCCGCCGTACCCTGGTTAGCCGCAGCCATCTGGCCGACGATGCCGGACAGTACATCCGTGTCAACGGCGATCTTCAGCTGTTGGGCTGCGTCATCAGACCACATGGACAAGACGTTCAGATCGCTCTGAACTTCCATGACGTCATCGAGAATGACGGAGAAATACTTGCCGTTCCCGATGTAGAGCTCCACGGTGCCGCCAGTCGGGCGATCGAGCCCAAGCAAGCCGTCAGCATCGTAATTGTGGATGGTGATCGTGGGCTTCGTGCGGATCTTGACGCGGTCGCCCTTGTTCTTGATTTCGCCTTCGTAATCCGTATTGCTGATGGCAGCAAGGACCGTAGAGGCGTAGAATTTCTCGACCAGCTTGCCAGACCAGATCTCCGGGATAAACCCGGTGGCCTGCAGCTGGTTGCCCGAAGAGCCAGTCGGGTAAATCGCGGGAGTTGTGGTGGCGCTTGCGCCAGGAAATGCACCAGTCGGAATGCCCATTTGAGCCC